GCCATGGCCAAGGCCGAAAAGCTCAAGGGCGAAATGGACGCCATGGAAAAGGAACTGAAGGGCAAAATGGACGCAGCCGAAGGCCGCGCCGATGCCCTGGCCGAGCAAGTTGAAGAACTGACTGCAGAGCTTGCTGCTGCCAAGGAAATCAATCTTGATTCCATGGTAGAAGAGCGACTGGCTCTGGTTGAAAAGGCCAAGCCTGTTCTGGACTCGGCTTATAGCTTCGCTGGCAAAACTGCCCGTGAAGTGATGGTTGACGCCATCAAGGCAGTGCGTGGTGACGAGCTTGATCTCTCCGAGAAGAGCGACGACTACGTGCAGGCAATGTTTGACACTCTCTCTGAGGGTCGCAAAGATTCTGCCGCCACCGACGAGCTGCGCAAAGCCGTAGCTTCCATTGCTTCTCCTCAGTCTGCACCGTCCTCTTATATGGACATGCTGCAGAATGCCTGGAAGAAGCCCCTTTCCATCTCCAAGGAGGCTAAGTAATTATGGCCGTAACTTTCTCTGCATCGGGATCTCCCACTGCAGGTGGCGTGCAGCAGACCTACGCTCTGGTGCATGATCCTCTGCTGGAAGGTCAGCTTTCTGACATTCGCAACAACACCATCATCACCCGCGTGAACGAGACCGCCGTGGTCATTCCGTTCGGCAATGGCGTGGTGTATGACAGCACTGGCACTGACGGTCTCGGTGCTAAGACCATTTCCGCTTCTGGCGATAGCTTCCTCGGTATTAACGTCCTCACCTACGTGGACGAAACTGCTCTGGATGCCAACAGCCGTCCTGGCGTGAAAGTGGATCAAGTCATGAACGTGGCCTCTGAAGGTGCCGTGGCTGTGTATGTGCATGGCGCTGTGAATCCTTCCACTGCTGTTCGCGTGATTCACACTGCTACTGGCGTCAAGTACGCTGGTCGCTTCAACAACGCTGCCATTGCTGGCAAAACCGCTGTTCTGTCCAACGCTCGCTATCTGACCAGCACCACTGGTGACGGCGTGGCCATTCTGGAACTGAACGGCCCCTCGTTCACTCTCACTGGCGACTGATTAGGAGGCTCTTAACAATGTCTGAATTCCGTATGGATGATGCGGGCCTGTTCCTTGAGCGTCAGCTTGAGTACATTCGCCCCCAAGTTTTTGAAACTCAGTACGCGGATATTAAATATCCGACTGTGCTGCCTGTCACTGCTGAAGCTGGTCCTGGCGCCCAGACCTTCACCTACCGCATCATGGACTCCACTGGTGAGTTCAAGCTGATTGCTGATGCTGCTGACGATCTGCCGCGTGCTGACGTGAGCCAAGTCGAGAAGAGCATCAACATCCGCTCGTTCGGTGGCAGCTTTGGTTACACCGTGCAGGAACTGCGTGCTGCTCAAATGGCCAACCTCGCTCTGGAGCAGCGTCGTGCTGCTGCCGTGCGTCGTGCCTATGAGGAGAAAGTGGAAGACGTGGCCTTCTTCGGCGAAAGCGCTGTGGGCCTGTCTGGCTTCTTCAACAACTCCACTGTGGACGTTGTTGCTGCCAATAAGTGGTTCACCGACAGCGGCACCACTGCCCAGGAAATGCTGGAACTGCTGAACTATGGCGTGACCGCCATTATCAACGCTTCCAAGATGAAGGAGCAGCCCGACACCATTCTGATGCCTTGGGCTGATTACAACAAGGTGAGCACCACTCGCAACTCCGACTCTTCGGACGTGACCGTGCTGGAATACTTCCTGCGCACCAACCCCTTCATCCGCAACGTTGAGCCGATCAACCAGCTCGACAAGGCCAACAGCGTGCTCAACACCAATCGTATGGTGGTATACAAGCGCGATCCTGAGAAAGTGCAACTGCACATCCCTCAGCCGCTTGAACTGTTCCCGCCCCAGCAGCGTGGCCTGGAATTCATTGTTCCTGCTCATGCTCGCGTTGGTGGCGTCGCTCTGTACTATCCCAAGAGCGTCATCTACGTGCAGGCTTCTGCCTGAGGATAGTTAATCAAGCAAGGGGCGTTAAGCTATGTGCAATTGTTTCTTTTGAACAATGCTCATTGCTTATCGTCCCGAACTTGAGAATCCCCCGCGTGATGCAGGGTTTGGCATTATCACCAAGAGCGGGCTTATTCAGCTCACCCCTGGCCTGAATCAGGAAATTCCTGATGAGAAGTGGAACGAGGCGAAGGAAAATCGTGCCGTCAAGAAGCTGATGCAGATTGGCGCCATTGAAGAAATGAAAGAGCAAGTGACAGCAGAAGTGCTGCCCGAGAGTGCTCAAAGTCTTAGCGAACTTCCTCTCACTCAGGCTATCCGCGCCATCGAACTCATTCACGACTCTGAGCAGCTTGCTGATTGGAAGAAGATTGAAGGGCGAGTGCGCGTTCGTAATGCCATTGCAAAACGGATGGAAGCCATCCGCATTGGGAAGGCCTGATTATGGCAGTCACCTACGCAAGCTTTCTTGACCGTTTTCCTGAATTCAGCCCGCATCCTTCTGGCATTGTCAATGGTGCCATTTCTGAAGCTTCTTATGATGCGTCAGAGGATGTATTTGGGGATCAAACTGATAGGGCCGTGAAGTTTCTCGCTGCTCATATCATTGCCATTCAGCTTGCTCAAATGGGCATTCAAATTGGTGCCACTGAAGGCAAGGTGTATGGCGAAGGACTTGACGCCACGCAGTATGGCCAAGAGTTCAAGCGGATGCTTGAAAAGCTCCCTCTTTCTTCTGTTGGTTTTGTCGTATGAGCAATTTCCTGGAGCCACTTGCGAACGCCACTCTGGTGTTTAACGTGGCTTCAGGCTATGCGCTTGACAATGAAACTGGCAATTACGTGCCAGTGTCTAGTGGCGTAGCCTTCTATGCCACACTGAAGCAGAAAAACAATCCAAGGTACGATCAGCTTTTGGGGGCTGATATGACTGCCGTCTACATGGAAGGCAGGATGACAAGCCCCCTTACGCTTTCTGGTGTAACCATTGGAGACTCTGCTCAGGCGATTATCAATGGGAGAGAGGGGCGTTTTGAGCTATTGCCCAACGAGCAAATTGCTATTCACTATTGGCAGTTCTTGGGCGTACCAGTTAGGGGAATTTTTAGACTAATTGGCAAAGGCAGCGTGAACAACGCTTAATTTCTCTTTCCTATTGAGGATCTTTTCATGCTTTACCATCCGACAGAGCTGGTGAAGAGTCAAGACGTGATTGTTCGCGTTGGCTCTATTACTGGCACGGGTCGTCCCGTCATCACTCAAAGCGGCGCTACCTTTACCGTGAGCGGCGCTCCCACCCTTTACACGCTCCAGGCAGCCACTACTGCTTCTGTTGCCTTTAACGATGGCAACCAAGAGTTCTATCTGCTTGGTGGCGGCGGTTTTGCTGATAGCGTGATTGTTACCAGTCAGGCCACTGCTTCGATCACTTCCTACTTCCAGAAGGACGTTGATGGCACTGTGTTCCTGCCGAACAGCTTCGACGAAGCATTCCAAGTGGTTAGCGAAAGCCGCTACAACAAGAACCATGAAGTGTATGTGGAGATCAACAAGCAGCTTGGCGCTTCTGGCACCACTTACTACTATGATCGTGTGGCTTTTGTTGCTTGCGTGATGAACTACAACGAGAGCTATCCTGCTGATAACCTCGTGGAAGTGACTTTTGATCTGACCAGCCGCAGTCGCATTGGCATCCATCAGAACGCCGCAGAGACTGGCAGCATCATCCCGACTGCTCCCAACTGATTCGTTCTCTTCCATAGTGGTTTCGCTAGCCTGTCCTTACGGGGACAGGCTTTTTCATGAACATTTCTCAACTGCGTGAGGCAGTTACTGAGCTGCTTTCTGCACTGCCAAATTTAGTTGGTTGTTATACGCTGCCTAACGGAGCAGAGATTCCTGCAATTTATGTAGTGGGAAGGCAGAGCGTACCAAAGGAATGGAAGGTGAAGGGGCTTGAAGTGACAATTAGAGAGTTCCCCGAACTCGCGCCACGTTCTCCATTGGGAGGCACTGTGAAAGTAGCGCAAGTATGGGAAGTGATTTTAGTGCAATACACGCCGAGCAGCCGCACCTTGATTGAGGCAATGGACAGAATGGTAAGACGGTTTCCCGACGCCACTCCAAGATATTTCCCTGGCGATGACATTGCTTATGAGCGCTGCAGGTTTTTGATTCCCGACCTTGTTCTTCGTTCTTTAATTGGATCATGAGTGCGACTATTGTTGGCGGAGAATTTATCAATCCACAGCGGCTTGAGCAGAAGCTGGTAAAGGCTTTTGAAACTTGGACGCGCTTTGACGTGAATGATTATTTTCGGGATCAGTTCTTGGAAGATAAATGGCCATACGATGGCGAGACAGTACGGAAAAACGGAGAGACTGTCACGAGTCCTCGTAACATTTTTGACCTAGGAGAGCTTTACAGAAGCGGTCGCGACAGCTTTTCTATCACTCAAGACGGCAAGGATATTACTGCCTCTTGGGACTGGGATGCAAAAAATAGCAGCGGGCGTGGATATGCTTGGTACGTTCACGAAGGGCTGGGAACAAATCTTTCGCCAAGGCAATGGACGGATGTGTTCCAGCAGAATGATTTATTCAATGGAAGCAATGTCAGCAAGGCGTTACGATCACGAGTGCGCACTGCCCTGAACGGATGAAGATCGACTACCTATGGAGCGCAGACAATACTGTGCATGCCATCAACTGCACAGTGGACGGCACTGCATTAGAAGTGGGAATCCTCTGCCTTATTTCTTGTCGTGAAAGCACGCTTAGAATAAGCAGCGAAAATCATTCAATGCTGATTGAAGTGCCGCCTGAATTCCGCTCTTCCCATGAGCGAGTGAAGGTATTCAACGCATTGCTTAATATCCTCGATCATGAGCAAATACAGCTTCCTGGTTCAGACCAAAACTGAAGGTTATTTTGAACTCCTGCCTGAGATTCGTCTGAAGAAGTATGGCAGTTGGCTGGTCGCTGAATCCATTGAACAAGAGGAGATCAGCAAGCTTCAAAGTCAAGCCACTATTCGTGCTGTGCAGCTTGCCAAACGCATTGCTTCCACTCGCGGAATTGCCCTAGACGAAGCGTTTGCTTTGCTTCAAGGCGGTGGTACTATCACTGAAGCGGAGCTGCTCTCGGACTTCACTGAAGAGACTCTGGCGATGATTACTAGCGGGTCGTCGGTGGAGGCTACGAACGCTCGCATGGTGACTGCCTTTGTGCGGTCTCGTGGTCAAGGCTTGATTGACGGCGAGTGGCGAGATCTTTCTGACTGGGAGCTGGAAGACACCAAAAACCTGCCTCGCACTGCCATTGCAAAAGTGGTGGAGTTTATTGCTGAAGAGCAAAACGCTGAGACGCAGGAGGCTGCTGCGGCAAAAAAAGCGACGAAGAGGAATTCTCCTCAGTAGCAGAAAAACTAGAAGCGCGAGCGAGGCAGCAGCTTAAGAGCCTGACAGATTGGAACGAAATCTATTTCAGGCTCTCGGCTTCTGACTTCAAAGATGAGCGATGGAGCGCCAAGAATTTTGGCCTCCAGACGCTTGTTGATGTGAGGCGGGCGTTGAAATATCTTGATCGCCATGACATTGCAAAATACAATGTGAGCAGTGTTGCTGTGGCCAAGCTTGGTACGATGGCAGCGGGAATGATGGCGGGCAAGAAGAGTAAGGTGAAGCCAGAGGATTTCCTCCCGTTTGACACGAAGAAACTAAAGAAAGAAGATGGCGTGACAGACGCAAGCCTGATCGTGCTTCAGCGCTTGATGAAGACAAGGCGAATGGACGGGCGTGTTATTGCGTTGCTAGCTGATGAGATGAAAGCTTTTGCTGGGCGTAATCAAGAGCAATGATTATAGAATGAAGGGAAAGTAAGCGAAGAACAAGATGGCAGCTCAAGACGCCGAATTGAAGCTGAAGGTAAGTCTTGACCTAGCATTTTTTAGGCAGCAACTAGCAGGACTTGGGCAGGTAGCGGCGGGCTATAACATGCCCATCAATATCAAGCTTGATCGCTCTGCAGTCACAAAAGAACTGCGAAATCTTGAGCGAGCGATTGGCAAAAAGAAGATCAACGTTGAGCTTAATTTGCTTGGCGGACTGACAAAAGATCAGCTTGAGAAAATTCAAGGGCGCCTTGAAGCGCTAAGTAAGACAAAGAAAGTCGAGATTCCAGTGAGCGTTAAAGACGGCGCCACTGGCAAAGATATTCAAGACGCTATCACTGGCATTAGGCAGCGCATTGAAGCGAGTCAGCAAATTCGTCAAGGCGGTGGAAAGCTTCGCGTTGCAACAAGTATTAAGCCGTCTATTACGAATGCGGACGTTTCAGAATTCAAGAAAGTAGTACAACAGAAACTGTCGGGGATCAGCGTAAAAGTTAAGGCAGAAGTTGAAAGAGGTTTTGCGGCAGGGCCAACTGGCGCGGCGGGGCTTTTTGAATATATGCGTTCGCAAGGCCTGTCGGGAGGGAATGTTCCGCAAGCCACGGAAGTGGGGCGCTCTGAACGACTGAAAAAAGCGCTTAATGATTTAACCGTTAAACAGCTTCAAGCTCTTGCAAAAGAACAAGGGATTGGTGGTGTTTCAAAAATGCGGAAAGACCCGCTCATTGAAAAACTGGTTGCAGAACTCAATCAAGACATTGCTGAAAACATTCTTGGCAATATCAAAAACCAATTGCGTGACGTTGGCAAAGGCCCACTTAAAAGCGTTTTAGATACGTTTGCTCGCGGCCTTTTCAACATGCTTGGCATGGACATGGCTTCCATGCGCCAGCAAATGGCAGCGCGGAGGGCATTGCCTCCAGTTAGCTTTCCTGCAACTGTTCCACCACGATCCGTCCCCATTGGGCCTTCTTCCACTGGAAGGGCTCTTCCTCCTGGTGCTATTCCGAGCGCTTTGCCTGGTACTGCTTTTGGCGGGCAAAAATATCTGCCGACTGACCTTGGTGCAGAGCTAAAACAAATTTTACGAGGCGCCGCCTATGCCTTTGTGGATGCAGTAAGCAGAGAGGTTAGGACCGCGAGAATCGGCATTGGAGCATCAATGCAAGCGGCGTTACCTTCTGCTCGCATTGCTGGTTTACTCCCCGCTGGTGTTGGGCGTGAACCGAGTCGCTACGCTACTGGTGCCATTGGAGGAGAAACGCGAGAGCAAATGATGGCACGTCGCACTGCAGAGGCGTATGCTCGTTCTGCTTTGCGCGGAATGGATGTAATGGGAGGCGGCGCTGGCCGTCCTCCTTCTCCTTATAGCTATGCGTATC